CGCGAACTGCGTGTCGAGGTCCTGGCCGGTGCGGGTGTAGCCGGTCAGCAGGTCGGCGAGGTCGGCGGAGTTCTGGCGCTGGGCCTGCTGCTGGGCCTGGTAGTAGGCGCTCTCCTCGCGCTGGCCCTGCTTGAGCAGGTCGGCGAGCGATTGGTCAAGGCCGCGTTGCGCGGCGCGTTGCTGGGCGTCGAGCGTCGGGTCGTAGTAGCCCGACGGCGGCTTCGTCGGCGGGCGGTAGGGCGTGTACGGGGTGAAGCTCGTTTTCTTCTTGGTGGCGGTGGCCATCGTCGCTAGACCGCGTTGAGGAAGACCGGGTAGGCCTGCAGCACGTAGTGGTAGTAGGCGACCTGCGCGGCTGCGGCCGCGGTCGCGTGCACGAGATTGAAGGTGCCGACGATGTCGGCGACCGCGACCTCGAAGGCGAACGGGCTGACGTCGTATTGCGAGTTGAGGGCGCCTACTCCCATGTTGGGATCCTCCCCGACGCGTCCGGTCGCCTGCGCGGGCCATGCCACGGCGGTGTTGACGATGGTCGGGGTGGCGGTACTCAGGCTTCGCACGCCGCTGGCCTTGACCACCCATGCGCCGCGAAACGGAAGCATGAGGCTGGGCGTCATGTTCACTGGCGCCCACGATGTCGGCGAGACCCACGTGGCGTTGACGCCGACGTTCCACAGCGGTGTGCACCCGAGGATCTCCCACCGCGCCGCGCTGGAGTTGTAGCGGCACTGCGCGAGCTTGTTGGCGTCGAGGGCTAGGTAGACCTCCTGGCCGTCGGTGGGGTTGCTCGGCAGCGTCGCGGTGCGCGCCGGGAGTGAGACCGCGTCGAGCTTGTCGGCGAGTGCCTTGATGTCGCGCGGCACGTCGACGTTGTCGGTCTCGGTCGGGAACGGGAGCGCGAGGCGGGGGGTGGCGCCGCTAGGTCCGGCCATCAGTTCGGGCCTCCATCCATCATCCGACCCGGTAGGGGGTCAGGGACAGCGCGCGGTAGGTGACACCAGAGACAGCGGTGTCCGAGCGGCCTTGCAGCTTGACCGCGGTGCCAGCCGGGGTGACCGTCCTGCGCATGTCGCGCATGCACTGCGCCGAGGCGTAGCCGGCGACGGGCATCCCGTAGGACATGCGGTCCCCGTCGTTGGCGGCGGCCGCGCCGATCTTCGGAGCGACGTGGATGCCGCCGGCGTTGGGACCCGTGCTGAGCAGACCTTCCAGTCGGATGTTGTAGTCGCCCGCCAGCGGGGCGGTGACGGTAGGGCCGACGGTCGCGAAGTCGATGTAGGAGGCGCCCACAGCGACGGTCTCGCCCGTCGCCACTTCGGCGCGCAGCTCGGCGCCGCCGACAAACTCCCACTTGTAGGAGGAGCTCGACCCGGCGCGGTAGCGCAGATGCCACACGACGCCGTTGGTGGCGTCGGCAACGTAGTAGACCTCCTGGCCGTCGGTGGGGCTCGACGGCAGGCTGGTCACCGTCCCGGGCGTGGCGCCCATCGCGGGAACCCAGACGGTGCCGTTCCACCACAGCAGTCGGTTCGAGGCGGTGTCGTAGTAGGTCTCGCCCACCGCCGGGCTCGAGGGAGCGGCGGCGAGGCGCGGCGGGCGCAGGCGTCCTGGGAACTCAGGCATCGCTCACCCAACCACCGTGACCCGCTTGCTGTTCGCGGTGACGCTCACGCCGTAGGTGACCGTCACGTCCCCGGTGCTCGAGACCGCGATGTCGGGAATCTCCACCGCGCCGGTCGCGGCGTCCTGGACCTGCACGAGCAGCCCTTGGGAGGCGCGCAGGCCGTGCGTGGCAGCCGGGACGGAGATGGTGGTGCCCGCGCCGTGCGTGGCCGTCGTGTAGTAGCCCGCGGCGCCCAGCCCGGTCTCGCGTCCGGCCTTCGCGGTGCTCTGCCCGGTGCCGCCGTTGGCGACGGACACCGTCCCAGACAGCTTCGACGCCGAAATCCCGGATGCCAGCTTGGCGTCGGTGATTCCGCCGTCCTTGACGCGGACGATGTCGGCGTTGATCTCGACCGTCGCGTTGTCGGCGTTGACGTCGAACGTGTTGCCGGTGAGGGTCAGGCCGTTGCCGGCGACGTACTCCCCGGCACCGGAGAACTGGGCGAACGCGATCGCCGTCGAGCCGATGGTGCCGCCCTGGTCTGAGGTGCATACCCAGCCGGTGTCGGCCTGGGTGGTGCCCTGCTCGACGAAGCAGAACGCTGCGGGAACCTCGCTCCAGGCGTCCATGTCGCTCGCGCGCGACCACGCGCCCGCGGCCACCACGTAGATGCCGTTCGCCGACGCGGTCGACTGGTTCTTGACGAGCACCCGGTCACCGGCGACAAGCGCGACGCCGTCGATGGTCTGGGTGCCCGAGAGCGTGAGGTTCGCCGTGGACGCCGCCTTGACCGACAGCTTCGGGTCCAGGCCCTGCGTGGTCGCGTCCACGTAGCCCTTGGTGGCGGCGTCCTGGGCGGCGGTCGGGTCCGCGAGCCCGGTGGCGCGCTGGCCGTTGAGCGCGACCGCCGCCGTCGGCGCCGCGATCTGGTCCAGGCGCGTCGTCCCGGCCAGCGCCTGCTGGGCGCCCGACCCCAACGTGCGCAGCGACGGGGTTCCGGCGGCGCCGTCCTTGTTGGCGGCGTTGACGTCGCCGTCGGTGATGACTCCGGCGGCGATCTGCGGGGAGGCGGCGGTGCCCGTGAGGTCCCCGGCGAGCTGGACGATGCCCTTGCTGGTGGTCGTCGCGTCGCCGACCGAAGCGGTGGCCTTCGCGGGCACCCACTGCGATCCGTCGTACCAGTAGAGGGTGTTGTCGCCGGTGTTGAAGTAGAGCTGGCCGGTGACCGGGCTCGAGGGGGCGACGCCGAGTTGGTGGGCGCGCAGGTTGCGCGCCTCGTACTTGGCGAAATCGAGGGCTGAGCCGAGGGCGGGCATCGCCTAGTTGAGGTACGCCTTCCCCGCCGTGGGCGACCCGAAGGACGCGGTGAGCACGTCGGCGGAGTCGTAGTGCAGGTCGGTGAGGATCATCGACTCGCCGGTGTCGACGACGGTGACCGAGGGGAAGCGGTGCAGGTTGTGGGTGATCGTCCACACCGTGCTCGGCGTGTTCTGCGTGAAGACCAGTCCGCTGTCGCCCCCGGCGGCGCCGGGTCCCGAGCACACGACGACGTACTCCCCCGCAGAGGGCGGGGACAGGGTGCGCACGGTGACCGTGTTCGCGTCGAGGTGCTCGACGTCGGCGGTGACCTCGTCGTAGGGGCTGGCGGCGCGATAGACGACGGTCTGCACGCCGCGGACCCCGAGGGCGTGGGTGACGGTGAACGCGACGCTCGTGCCGTCCCCGATGGTCTGCGTGAAGGACTGGCCGCCTGCGGGCCCGGCGGGTCCCGTCGCGCCCGTTGCGCCGTCGTGTCCTGTCGCGCCGGCGTCGCCCTTGTCGCCCTTCTGGCCGGGGGCGCCGTCCTTGCCGGGCGGGCCGGGCGGGCCGGGGGTGCCGCCGCCGCCGGGCTGGGCCTGCAACTGGGTGATGAGCGTGCGCAGGTCGGAGTTCAGCAGCTCGCGGCGCACGAACTGGCGCAGCTCGTCCTCGCTGCTGATCGTGCCGATGCCGACGGGTGAGGTCGCGCCGGTCACGTCTTGACGTAGTAGGTCAGGCCAGCCGGGGCGCTGGCGTTGGGCAGGTTGAAGGTGCTTGTGCCGTCACCGTCGCCGAAGCGGGTGCCGTATTCAGCGAAGAGCGCCGCGTAGGTGGTGCGCGAGACGGGCGATCCGTTGGCTGTCAGGTAGCCCTCGCGCGGCATGGCGCGCCCGGAGAGCACGAGGTCCCCGGTCGCGATGAGCAGCGCGCGCGCACCGGCCGTGAGGTTGTCGGTGCCGATCCCGCCGGCCAACGCGCCGTAGAGCACCGCGAAACGCGCATCGACTTGGTTGGCGTCGGCGACGGCGCCGGGCTGAAAGTCGGGCCAAGGGTCGGTGTAGGTGGCCATCACGTCGCCTTCGCGCTCTGGCGGATCGACCACTCGAGCATCCGCAGGCGCAGGTTCTGCGCGCGGGTGTTGCAGACCAGCCGGGTGCGGATGAACCGGGCGCGCTTGGCGAAGTGCCAGGTGTGGGGGTCGCGCCCGCAGTCGGGGGGCGCCGCGCCCGCGAGCAGCTCGAACTGCCCGCACTCGGACTCGCTCCACAGGAACTCGTTCCAGCGGCTGTCGTTCCACGTGGCGACGATCTCGTCCTCGGGCGGGCCGATGGACACGTAGGCCAGGATCGAGGGGGCGGGACGCGACTTGTCGCCCGCCATGTCGGCGTAGGTCTGCCCAGCCCACTTCTGCGCGAGCTCGCTGTAGGTGCCGTCCTCCTCGGTCAGCGTGCCGTAGAGGTAGGGACTGATGCTCTCCAGCTCGTAGCGGATACGCAGTCGGCGGACGTGGTTGAGATTCTCGTCGCCGGTCGCGAAGTCGCGCGACTCGAGCATCCAGTGGAAGTCGCTGTTGTCGGCATCCACCGCCGGTGCTTGGTTGGGCGCGAAGCACTGGCGCAGTCCCAGCAGCCGCGGGTCGGTCAGCCCGGCGGCCATGAGCTCGGGGTCGCGCGGATGCTCGAGGCCTCCGACGCGTGAGCACAGCGCGCCGACGTCGGCGGCGTGCCCGGACCATCGCGACCACGGCCGGCAATCACCGATCGGCGTGGCGATAACCCGGTCGAGGCGACAGACGAGCATGTCGACGGCGCGGTTGTCCTCGGTGAGGATCGGCAGGAAGTAGTGGTTGCGGTACACGGTGGCCAGGCCCGGCTTGAAGCCGGCGTGCACGTGACGCTGGTAGCGGTCGCGAATGGACCGTGCGACCGGGGTTGGGGCCTGCACGTCACCGACGAGGTAGATCTCGTCCGCGCACGGTGCGACGAGGAGGTTCTGCCACTGCGCGATGCCTGCGCGCCCCCAGAGAATGAGGTCGCGGTCGACGGGCTCGACGCGTTGCTGGAAGTTCGTGCCGGTCGGGTCGAGCATGTCGAACTGCAGGCCACGCACGACGTGCACCCCGGCGGTGGTGAACACGATCTCCGAGTCGCGCAGTGCCGCCATCCCAAGGATCTGGCCGGGAAGCTGGTGGTTGTCGTCGTCGTCGAAGAGCCACGTCTCGGCGATGAAGGTGTCCTGGTTGCGCGCGTGCGAGAAGCGCAGGCGGTCACCGTCGGCGGCCAGCAGCCGGTCGAAGATCCCGTCGTAGATCGCTGACGCTGGCGGCGTGTTCGCCGCCCCGGCCTCGAGAGTCGCTCGCAGGGCGTAGGCGACGCCGGCGGCAGTGACCTCCGCGTAGGGCGCAGCGAGGGTGAGGGTTGTGGCGGAGTCGACGCTCTTGACGACGTAGGGGTGGCCGCCGCCGACCGTGAACAGCGCGCCGGGCGCCACGTTGGCCAGCCACTGAGTGTCCACGCCCGCGACAACCGGAGAGCCTTCGGTCACGGTGACCGACCCGGCCGTGTAGCTCACGGGGCCCTGCGCGCCCGCCCACATGATCCCGCCGTCGATGTAGAGCACCCCGGCGACCACGGTCGCGCGGACGGGCTCGTTGATCGCGGTCGCGGCGATCTTGACGGGGGTCTCGCCGACGACGGCGTAGAGCCCGTCGGGGCCACCGATGAGCGTGCGTTCGCCGACGGGCAGCACCCCGTTCCAGCAGAAGCGCAGGGCGCTGCCGGCGTCGGCGTTGGTGAGGTAGCGGTCGCCGCCGCGCTGGTAGACGGAGCCGTCGTCGTCGAGCATGGCGTTGGTCGCCATGTAGAAGCCCTGCGGCGGGATGAGGTGCGCGGCGACCGACTGGAACATGCCGGCGGCGAAGTCCGACTGGCGGCTCTGGACGAGGCCGGCCACTACGCGAAGTCCACCTTCCAGATCCCGATGCGCTGACGCTCGGTGGACACCTGGCGGTTCTTGCGGCGGCGCAGCTCGGCGACCATGTCGTTCAGGCGCTGCTGAAAGCTCGTGGCGAGGTCGGCGCGCTCGTCGATGCGATACAGGCCCAGCGCGATCGCGCCGTCCTCGAGGTAGGAGTGCATGTCGGCGGGAATGACCGGGAACGCGGCGGCGGGGTCGGCGGGGTCGGTGACCATGAGCGCCGGGACCACGGACGCGAGCGCCACGATCGTCCACGAGTCCTCGGTCGGCGCCGGGAAGAGCTGCAGGGTGCGCTGACGCGCCGAGCCGAAGTTCGGTGCGTACACGCCGCCGTCGCCGCGCAGGGTGGTGCGTCCCGCCATCACGTCCCACATCTGCGTCGTCGACACGCGCTCCCACCGTCCGGGCGCGGCGTCCGCAGACCCGGGCGCACGCAGGTACAGGCCGTGAACCTCAACGATCTGCTCGGGCAACTGGTAGGCGCCCCGCCCGGCGACCGTCGCCGCGACGTCGAGCACGCTCATCTGCCACTCAGCGGCGGCGACCGCCTGCTGGTGGACGTCGTTGAGCCACCCGTTGACCATCGCGTCGGGCACGTCGAAGCCGCCCTGGGACTTCACGGCGGCGGTCATGTCAGCCAGCGACGGCACCTACCCGCCCGGCGGAGGCTCTGACAGCAGCAGCGCGGCGCGAAGCTGGTCGTCGGTGACCTCCTCGTCGAAGGGGATGTCGCGCTCGGTCGCGAGCGCCTCCATCTCGGGGCGGGCGAAGTCGTCGAACGGGCCGGCGGCCGCCCTGACCGCGACGAGCGCGCCCTCGCAGGCGTCGACGAGCATCCTGCGGTTGTGGGTGGACTGCTCGGCGTCCAGCAGTTCCTGCAGGCGGTTGGTGTCGCGGCGGGCGGTCGCCTCGTTGATCGCGCCCAGCACGTCGCGCTCGAGCGGGCGCAGACGGTCGGGCTCGTTGCCGTCCTCCCAGAAGTAGACGTTGTAGAGCGGGTGGGCGCGAAGCCACGCCAGCACGTCCTGGGGCTCGCCGTAGGGGCCGTCGTCGAGGACGTCGTCGCCTTCGCGGACGGTGAGGTTGCCGTCCGGCGCGAACAGGTAGCGCTTGGGTTCCTGCACGCGCCGCTGGGTGCCCAGGCTCGACATCTCCATGATCAGCGGCCGGCGCACGAGGCGCAGGTTGCGCGCCGAGCTGTAGAAGAGGACCTGGGTCGCGGTTGCCGTCGGCACGACGCCTCCGTGGGTTAGGCGAGGCGAGCGGTCGGATGAGGCCGCCCGCCTCACGGTGATGGTTGCTAGCTCGTGATGCCGGTGATGAGCGCGTGCGTGAGCTCCAGCCCGAACTCCAGCCCGGCCTCGGTGAGGTACTCGTCCTTGCGGGTGTCGGCGTCCGGCGGCTGGATGTTCTCCCGGATGTGGGTGTCGCGGGACCCCTCGCTGTTGGCCAGCGGGCGCTTCATCACGTTGGAGAGGTCGAGGATGAGGATGTCCCCGCCGTACTTCGAGCCCTCCAGCATGTTGTGGGTGATGCAGTTCAGGACGCCGTGCGGGCTGACGTAGCGCATGACGTTGATGCCGTAGGTGCTGTCGTTGTCGGACTGCACGAGCTCGAGCTTGCCGCGCGGGAAGCCGTTGAGCACGTCGGTGGCCAGGCGCGACATGAACGCCGTCTTGGTCTGCGTGTTGCCGTAGCGGAACGCTGCGGAGAACGCGCCGAAGAACTCCTGCTCGGTGAGCTGGCCGCCCGCCGACGTGATGTTCGTGCGCACGAAGTAGTAGGCGCCGCCGGTCGTCCGGCGCGGCTGGCTGCCCGAGAGATCCTCGGACGGCTTGCCCCACAGGTAGGCGGACTCGATGTCCTTGTCGTGCTCGATGCCGGCGTGCTTGGCCTGGCGGTCCCAGTCCGACGGCGCGGTGAACGTGTTGGAGTGGCGCAGCGTCTCGGTGGACTCGAAGGGCTTGCGCAGGATCTGCGTGTAGTTGGAGACCTTCGTCGGGTTCGAGGAGCGCGCGGGCTTGGACGTGTCGCCCTCGGGCTGCGCGGAGCCGATGATGATGAGCTCGCCGAGGTTGGCGATGGCGCCCGCGTTGCCGCCGACGCCGCGGACCACGGTCAGCGTGTTCGTCGCCACCGACACGACGCGCATCACCTCGCCGGTGGCGGTGACCTTCACGAGGTCGTGCTGAGCGAAGTAGGAGCCGTGCGCGACGACGATCGACGTGTCCGTGCCGGTGTAGCCGCTGGCGAAGTTGACGGTGTCAAAGCGCGGCTCGAGGTCGTCCTCCTGCCAGGAGAACTCGGGGTTGGCCGTGGCTTCGGAGCCCAGGCGCTCGGTGAGGATGGTCAGCGGCGCGCTCGACGGCTCGAGCTCGTACACCGCGCGGCGCATCTCGATCTGGCGCAGCGACTGGCTGATGTTGCCAGTCCCGCGCGGGCCGGTGATGTCGGCCATGGTGGGCGTGCCTTTCTAGGTGGGTGGCATGACGTGCCTCACGTGCCCCAGAAAGCGTTCTGCGGGCGCCTGCCCGCGCTTCGGATGCGATCAGCGATGGATGGCTCTTCGGCCGCGCCCGGCGCCGCGCCGGCCGCGCTCTCGAGGTTGCGGTGCTGCAGCCCTGCTGCGGGCACCTCGCCTGCTGCGTACTGCTCGCCGCGCTGGGCTTGGAAGACCAGCTCGATGAACCCGGGGCGGTTCGCCGTCTTGGCGTCCAGCCCCATCTGGGCGGCCTTCTGGCGCGCCGCGCTGACGACGTCCTGGGCCACCTTCGGGTCGCCCAGCTCCGGGTAGGCCTCCACGAGGGTCTTGGCGTCGGAGTCGATCTGCATGCCCTCGATGCGCTCGAGCACCGGGTCAAGCGCGGCCTGCACCCCGCGCGCGACGCGCTGGTCGATGGCCTGCTGCAGGTAGCGCTGGGCCTGCTCGGGGTCCAGTCCGTCACCGAGGAAGTCCTCGTTGGCGAAGTCGCCCAGCGCGTCCTCCTCGGCGTCCTCGGACTCCGCCGGCGCCAGACGCGACTCGAAGGCGTCCATGCGCTGACCCAGCGACGAGGCGACCTCGTCGAGGCGCTCGGTGATGGGTGACAGGTCGATCCCGGGCGGCGCCTGCTCGGCGCCCTCGGTGGGTGCCCCGGCCTCTGCCGGCGCGGCCTGCTCTGCCATCTAGACGGCCTCCTTGACCTGGGTGAGGATCTCGCTCTCGCGTGTCTTGGCGAGCGCGATGATCGCTTCCGGGGTCCCCTGGGCCTGCTCGAGGCCCGACAGGATCCCGGTCTGCGCGGTGTACTCGTGGCGCTCGAAGAGGCGCCCGTGGACGGCGGCGTGCGTGAGACGCGACTTGCGTTCCTCCCACAACGCGACGAGTGCCTGCCAGGCCGGTGAGGCGACGAGCTCAGAGCAGAGCTTGGCCGTCCGCAGCAGCTCGGCGGTGTCCATGTCGCGTGTCTGCGCGGCCATCGCGCCCTGCGCGACACGCGTCACCCGTTCCTGTGCTGCGCTCATGGCAGGTTGCACTCTGAGCGCGGACGGTAACCCGAAGCGATTGCGTGTGCAACGTCACCGCCCGCCACGGCGCAACGCGTCGGCCAGCGCGTTGGCGGTCAGGACGGTCCCCACGGAACGCTCCAGCGCGCGCTGAACGCTCATCGGATGCGGCAGGTAGGTGGGCGCGCCCTTGAGCATCGCGTCAAGCGTAGGGCCGGGTAGACGCAGCCCCGTTCCGCGCCGGTAGGGCTGGGTGGCTCGCGTCGCCTGCTGCATCTAGCCTGCCCCCTGGGGGATCGGGGGACCGCCGCCGTTGGGGGGCCCGGCCGGTGGCGGCCCGATCCCCGGTGGCCCACCGTTCTGGGCCTGCTGGGTGGCGGTCTGGTAGGCGCCCATGAGGATCGCGTCGGCCATCTCGGGCTTCATCCCCGCCTGCTGCACGAGCGCTTCCTTGACCAGATCCAGCGTCTGCGGCGGCACCGTCTGCGGCGGACCCATGAACTGCTCGGGGCCCGCAATCCCCATCTTGTCCATCGCCCACAGCGCGAGCTTGCGCAAGTCCACCCCGGGGACCTGCGCGAAGAGCTGCATCGCCTGCATCGCGTCCTGGCGGTCCTGGGGAATGTTCTTCGGCGCGGTAGCGCCACCCTCGGGGTCGACGCTGAACTCGCCTGCGAGCTCGGCCGGGCCGACCTGACGCCACGCCCACCGCCGGTCGGGCTCATCGGGCGTGGGCTCCATCGGGATCCGCACCGTGCGGTTGGAGATGATGCGCTGCTGATTGAGCGCCAGCCACTGCTGCGCCTCGGGCTTGAGGAGCTCGATCTCCAGCCGGCGCGTGCAGTTCTGGATACGAAGCCCCGCCGCCGCCTGCACGAGCTGCACCCCGGTCGCGGTCTGCGACGCCAGCGACGTCCCCGCACCCGCCACCGTGTCATCGATGCCGGAGGTGCGCTGAATATCGGCCTGCAGCGCCGCCTCCTCCTGATAGCCGGAGTTCGGGATGTCACCGACGGTGAGCGGGACGAGCAGGTCGTGCGGGTCGCCGTTGACGGGGACCAGCGCCCCCGGCCCGACCTTGATCATCGCCGGGTCGACGACCCCGTCGTTGTAGGCGAAGGCCTGGTGAAGCTTGAGCATCGCGTTCCAGCGGCGGTCGGTGCGCAGCCAGTCAAGCTCACGCTGGAGATCCTCGATGGGCTCGATGATCCCCTTGCCGACGAAACGGTGCAGCACCTCGATCGGCCGGTAGGCGTGGAAGGGCATCTCGCGATGCCAGTAGGGGTTGTCGATGACCTCCACGACCCACTGGCGGTCAAGCACCGTGACGACACGCTGGCCGTCGTGGAACTCCCACACCTCGTGGACGTCGTCGGTGCGCGAGACCGTCCCGTCGATCCCCTGGGCCTGCCGGCGCCCCGCCCACGCCTCGTTGTACTTGTTCACCGCGCCGGACGCCTCGATGTCGGCGAGCTCGAGCGGCGCGCGACCCCACTCCCCCGAGCGGATCTGGTTGTAGACGTAGCCGGTGTCGCGCCACGTGCGGTGAAGGCAGCGGCGCATCGTGCGCATCGAGTCCGCGAACGGGTCCCAGAAGAAGTCGTGGACGTCGACGTCCTCCACGTCGGGGTCATCGAAGGCCTTGACGGTGACCGGCCGGGCGTTCCAGGAGCCCTGGCCGTCGGGGACGAGCTGGAAGGTGTCGCGGTGGCGCAGGCACCATCCGAGCTTCTGGACGCCCAGGCCGTAGTGAAAGCCCGACCGGGCGGTGGTCTGCAGCTTGAGCTCGTAGTCGGCCTGCTGCTGCTGGGCGTCGCAGACGACGGTCACGTTGTCGACGTTGCGCTCGGCGGTCTCGTCGCGCGGCAGGAACAGCATCTTCGGGCGGTTGGACAGCGCGCGCGGCAGGATCGTCTCGACCGTGGAGAACACGTAGGGGATGTGCAGCTCCTCGCCGAACTCCTTGCGCGCGTCGCCGAGCACCGCGTCCTTGTCGCGCGGGCTGGGCGCGTCGGAGTGAGCCGAGAGCAACGCCCGGTAGTTGTGGTACAGCGAGTCGAAGTGATCCCACGCGCGGACGTAGCGCTTGTGCTCGGTGTCGGCACGGCGAAACCACTCGGCGACCTCGGCCAGCAGCGCGACGTCCTCGGGGGCGGGCTGGGCCATCAGGACGCCTCGAGCACCTCGCCGGCGGCCACGACCTCGCCGTTGGACGGTGGCGCGGGCTCGCGCGCCGCGGGCATGAAGACGTGGCTGAACAGCCACGCGCGGGTGCGGTAGACGGTCACGCCCTCGAACGGCTGCTCGTCGTCGGGAGCGCGCACCCGAATCGGGGTCACGGTGAACGCGCCGCCCAGCCGGTAGCCGATGTTCTCCAGGCCCGCGAGCTCGCCGAGCGTCGCCTCGCGGAAGTCCTCGGCCGTCTCGTAGTCGGCGGCGTCGATGACCCACTCGCGCCGCGATCGCTGCTGGCTCACTTGAGCTTCCTCCTGCCCTCGAGGATGGCGTTCGCGTTGCGCGCGACCCACGCCTCGAACTCGGTGTCGAACGTCTCGGGATTGAACAGCGGGATGTTGCGCAGCGACCGCGCGCGCAACTCGGCCTCGTTGGCGCCGGCGCACGACACGACATGCCGCTCGTAGGCATCGTGCAGGTCGCGTCCGAACAGCGCGCCGCAGACCCGGCAGCGGTAGCGCGCGTCGTCGGCAGCTAGGCGGGTGACGACGATGAGGCTCACGCGAAGGCCCACGCCTTCCGACGGGCGATCATGCACACCGACACCGACGAGATACCGAACGCCCTCGCGATTCGTCGCTGCGACCAGCCTGCAGCAGCCAAGCGCCGGATCTCATGGACCTGCTCGACGGTCAACTTGAGCGGGCGATCCCGATGCACGTGCTCGTAGCGGGTCAGTGCCTCCATGTGATCCGGCCGAACGCACGCCCGGTGCCCGCAGAGATGATGGAGCTCCAAGCCTTCCGGTACCGGCCCGTGCCCCCCTTCCCATGCAACGACGTGCGCGCCGCGCATCGTCCCCTGGTCCTTGACCTGCCCATAGCCGTTGCGACTGCATGAGAGCTGCCACATCCAGCACGGCGTCTCGTAGCCGTTGTCGACCTCGATCCAGCGCACGGGCTTCCGCCTAGCCAAGGAACCTCCGAGTCAGCGAGGAGTGCGCGTCGCCTGGCTTGTAGACGGGCCGGATGGGCTTTTCGCGCTTGACCTCGTGGGCGATGAGATAGGCCATGAGCAGGTCGTCGAAGGCGTCCTCGTCGGGTCCGTGGTTGCCGCGGTCGTCGCGCACATAGGTCGTCATCTCCAGCGCCAGCAGCCGAGAGCGAACCCCGTCGACACCCTGACGCAGCAGTTCGTGCATCCCGCTCTCCATGAGCGGTTTGGTGCGCCGGTCCGTCGACCAGCCCAGCCGGTCCTGGGTCTTCTCCTTGCGCGAGTCCAGCGTCATTCGCGTGTAGACCCGCCTGTAGCCGAACGTCTTCCACAAGGTCCGCACCACCGGCAGCCCGTAGCCGCCGGTGGTCTCCACAACGATCCACGCCTCGTTGTAGAAGAGCCCGGCGAGCAGTGCCTGCTGAGAGACCTGCTCAGGATCCTCGCGGCAGCGGAACTCAGCGACCTGCCAGCCGGTGCGGTGGTCGATGACCTGGATCGCCGCCCACGAGGACTCCCCGGACTCGGTGACCTCGTCGCCGCGCGGATCGACCGCGACGATGTACTGCCCGGGGGGGTCCTTGATCGCTCCCGGATGCCCGGCGTAGGGCGGCTCGTAGATCGTCCAGTACGGATGGCTGGCCCCGAACCCCGTCGCGCGCCTGGGCGTAAACAGCGCGCCGACCGGAACGTCCATCTCCCCGTAGGACAACCGGCGCGTCGTGGTCTGGGTGGGGATGAGCACACCCTCCTGCGGGCCGCCCTCACGGTTGAGGTCGCCGGCGATCTCGGTGGCGCGGTCAAGCGCGCGCTGCACGAACGCCATCGAGAAGACGTGGCGGGTGGACCCGATGAACGCCTCCTCCGGCGAGCTCGGGAACTCCTGCTTGAAGAGGTCAAGGCGCCCGTCGCACTTATCGACGATCGTCTCGCGCCGCCAGAGCAGTTGCTCGGCGGTCGCACCGAACCGCTCGACCAGCCGCGGCTCGTCGTCACCCCACGGCCCGGCCCCGATCTGCTCGAGGAACGCCTCGCGCGACTCCTCAGACGCGAAGGCCTTCTGGCAGTCCTCGTCCTCGGTCCAGCCGATGAACACCGGCGCGAAGGTGCCTTCCCCGCGGATCGCGCGGTCCCAGCGCGCCTTGAAGAAGTTCGAGCCGTTGGCGGTGGACTCCACCACGATCATCGTCTCGGGCTCGTCGGGCACGGCGTTGAAGAGCGACAGCGCCTTGCGCGGGTCGGGCCACCATCCGGCCTCGCTGGCGTGCAGGTCGGTGATCGTCTTGCCGCGCCCGGCGGCGACCTCGCGGGCGGTGTCGATCTGCAGCGTGGAGTTCAGGCCGATCTCCCCGCGGACGCGCTCGCTGGACGCCGGGTTGCCGAACTGCATCATCTTCAAGCCGCCCGGCGAGTTGCGCCTGGCGATGAGCGCGGGCTTGACGTCGGGGTCCTCGGGGAGGTTGACGTACATCGTCCACGCGATGTCGAACAGCTCGGAGGCGGTGTCGTTGTCCTGCGCGACGACGAGCCCGCGGCGGTTGGGGTTCTGGGTGATGCGCTGCAGGATCTTGCCCTGCACCCACGTGGAGATCCCGACCTTGCGCGACTTGAGCACGATGATGCGGATGGGCCTGCCCGCCTCGCGTTGGGCCTCCATCGCCGCGTCGAGGCGAAGCTGCGCCGGCCGGGCGATCATGTTTCCCAGCCGGGCGCGCTTGTCGACGATCGAGAGGCAGTGCTGCGAGTAGAACGGCGTGTCTTCACGCAGCCGGCGACGCACCTCCTCGATCTCAGCGGCCGTCGGGCCCACGGGTCAGGCGATCGCCTCGAGCTGCGTGATGAGGGTGGAGCGGTTCTGGCCGGCTCGCTCTGCCTCGAGGGCTTCCTGGGCGCGGTCGGAGTCGTCGCCCACCCAGTCCAGGACGTCCTGCACGGTCCCGTTCGGCACCTCGTCGTCGTCGGTCTCGGGCTGGTCGTCCTCGTCGAGCGCCTGCTCGTCGCCCTCAGCCTCAGCGGTGCCTTCGTCGTCGGCCTCGGGCTCGGGGAGCGTGACGTCCACCGACGCCCCGCCGGTGCCCTGCCCGCCGTCCCACGCCGTCACGGTCGACACGAGTTCGTAGGTGCCCTCGCGGGCGTAGATGTGCTCGGCCTCGTACTCGGCGCGCCAGGACTCGTCGGTGGCCTGGGTCCCGTCGCCCCAGTCGATGCCGACCCGCCGAATGTCCGTCGGGGGGTCATCGACGCCGGTGACGTCCACGGCCACCCTCACCACGTTGTCCTGGGCGTCGGTGCTCAGCGTGACCTCGGGCTCTGAGGCCACCGTCGAGCGCCCGAGCTCGGTGTCGGAGAGCTGCGGCGTGCCGTCCTCCACGTCGGGCTGGTTCTCGGCGGCAGAGTCGGGACGCTCGGGGTCCACGGAGTACGCCTCGCCGGTGGCCGTGCACGAGCGGAGCTGCTCATCCTCGTGGTCCTCGATGCGCGGGTGGTCGGGATCCTCGTCAACGTTCTCGCCGAGCTCGCGGCCGGTGCCGGGCAGCGCGAAGGGCTGCCCTTGACGACCGACGGCGCGCGCGGTGTCGGACTTGAGCTCGAGGGTGGAGCGTGCGCCCTGCACCATCGTCTTGTCGCGCTGGACGGGCCGGGTGCTCGCGAGGCGCTCGGCGACGTCCTCGTCGGCCAGTGCGGTGGGGCCCGGCGCGGGCACCTTCGCGGTGACCGCGATGGCGTGGCCGTCCTCATCGACTGCCCACAGGGGGCCCGGCTCGAGGCCGTCGACGGTCAGCGTGCCGTCGTCGTCGACGGTGCCCGACGCGAGCACTGCCCCGGGGCCGAGCCGGAACGGCCCGCCGCGGTACTCGAGCTCGATGGTCTGTCCCGGCGCGAACATCCCAGGCACGACCACCCGTGCGTCCGTCTGCTCCTGCGTGGCCATCGCTCCTCCGTTTCTGGCGTCTGCGGTGAGCGCAGGATACGCCCGGAGGGCAAGACGTCCCTACTCGTACTCGCTGGGCACGGGCAGGTCGTCGACGTCGATGAGGCGCCCTGGGAGGCGGGCTGGGCGCGCGTCGCGAGGGTCTTGATCGCGCGCGACTTGTGCTGCGACGTGGATGGTCGGTGTGTCGCGGTCGGTGGTTGGCAACACGAGCTGTAGGGAGGCGCCCACGTCAGGCCGAGGCGCCGCGGTACGGCGGCAGCGGTGGAGCCATGCAGCGCCCGCAGGAACACATGCACTCGCCGTCGCACTCGCAGGGAACCTCGCGCCGACAGAACAGGCAGGGAGGGGCGCCGGTGTCGGGCTCGTCGTGCGCGTCGCCGAGCAGGTCGACGTAGGCGCTGTTGCGGTGCAGCAGCCGGTTGATCTCGAGCTCGCTCACCGGCTCATTCCGTCGGCGAGCGCGCCGAGCACGCGGGCCATCGCGTCCTCGTCTCCGTGCGCGGCGCGGCAGACGTCGCAGCGGCAGGACTCGGGGTGGCTGAGAGCGACCGACGACACCGACTCGCGCAGCATGAGCAGCCGCGTGATCCAGGGGACAGAAGCGCGCTTATCGAGCACGAGCACCGGGCTCCGGGATCACGTCGCGCCCGAACGACTCGCCATGGATCGTGCCGACCTCGTGGCCGCAGTAGGCGCATCGTCGCACCCAGCCGACATGCCAGTCTTCCTGCGTCATGTTGTCTCCCGTCGCGGGGTCAGGGGACACGGAACCACCGTCCGCGCTTGCGTAGCTTGCGGTCGCTCTCGACCGCCGTGAGGGCAAAGCCCAGGGCCAGCCCGACAACCTTCCCGCGCTCTACATCGGGGAGCGACTGAAAGTGCGGCGAGCCCTGCATGTACCGGACCGCCTCCTCGTGGTCCATGCCACAGTCGAGACGATAAAAGGCGTCGAATACCG